GTATAGTATTGTGCTGTTGTACGTTCTTTTTCAATTAAAAAATCTACTTCTGTTTTAGATACGTTTTCAGCGTTTTCACTACTATGTTTATAAACACCTTTATTTGATACCGTGTAAGCAGCAAATGGTAAATACTCAACCATTGCCCAATGTACTAAACAGGGTTTTATATGGTTCTCAACTAATGTTGCGTAATGCCCTGTCAAATTACCAGCTATAATATCTGTACTTATTTTATCATATAGCTTTGTACCTATATAATTTTGTATATGTATGTTTTGGGCAATCTTAACGTATTGTATAAACTTGTCTGTATCAACTCCACCTGATACATTAGTGTATTTTACAATATCTTTACGAGTAACAAATAATGCTTCAGCCATCTTTTATTTATTTACAAATCCTTGATTAGGCATATCTTTTGGTTTAGTTGAAACCTTGTTAGGTTCTTTACTTTTACTTGGGGCTTTAATACCTTCATTTTCCCTTTGTTGTTTGTAAATTGGTTTTGATTTTGCACTTACAACTGCTTTTTCATCTCCTTTTGACATATATGTTTTACGTAACCAAAAATGATGGCAATTACCTCCACCTTTGTAAAGCCAGATATTATAAGTTGCAGCACCACCCTTACCCCAACCAGCATTAACAGCTTGTTTACTCATTCGCATTATATCTTCTTTGCGATATATCTTTCTTGCAGCTACCATTTTTCTACAAAACTCACGTGAATTATTACTTACAGCTAAAGGCGAATATTGATAACGTACAATAAACTTTTTACCTGTTTTACTTTCGCCATCTAAATCACTTTTTGAATTAGGTAGTGCTTGACCAACTCTTGCTAAACCTACCATTTTATCTAATGCTTCTTCTTGGTCGTAGTCTACTTTTCGTTCATCTACTAAATCCCAATTTTCTAAATCTTCATCTTCACCAAACTCATCAAGCAAATCAAACACTTTATCATCTGTTTCAGCACTTAAATTACTTTGCTTGTGTTCTTCACAAGGCATATACCATATCTTGCCTTCGTACTCGTGTTCGTGATAACCTTCGCAACCTATGTTTTTAGCACCTTGTATTGCCATTTCTTTTGTTGCGTATGCTAATCTATCATCTATAATAGCAAAATCTTTATCTACTACTTGGCTTTTTAGTGTTAACTCCTTTTTTACACCTGTTTCTTCTTCACGTGCTTCATCTGTTATTGCATTGTCTGTATCTATAAATGCTAATGGCTGAAGTGTTTTAAAATAAAGTTTTAAACTAATACCGTTAACAGCTAATATATCATCTATACAGTCCGTTATTAGGTCTTGGTAGGGTTTTATAGTAATATTGTCAAAAAGTAGCGCAGCGGTCTTTATTTCGTCTGCATTTGATCCTAAACCATTGTTTTCGGTACGTATACCCAATAATAAAGGTGAGGTTACCCTATGTGCTACTATTAACTTATTACTACATTCATTTGATAAATACTCATAGTGTTGTGGTGCATCGTTTAATGGTATATCATCAACTGTTGTTTTGCTTTCTGCATTGTTATTAAATGCAATTACTACTTTTTCACCTCTTGCACCTGTAAGTTTTGACATTACATCATTTTTAACTTGCATTTGCTTTTCACGGTCTGGTACACCGTTGTTAAAGTTGACAACCTTCGTACCGCTGAAGCCATTTTGTACATCGTTTATAAGGTAATCACTTATCTCACTTTCTAATTCTGCATAAGCTAAACCACCTTGATAGTCTACAGGGCAATAGTAATCGTAACCACTAACATACCTTTTTATAATTTTTATTTCAGGTTCTTTACCGTTACCAAATCCAAATGCTGCTATACGTTCTGGTTTATCTTTGGGTTTTACTTTTGTCCAATCAGGTGCATAATAGTATCCTTCTATCTCACCATCTTCATTGCATTTTTCTGCACGTAGTGTTTGTCTTGGGAAGTGTTCTGCTTTATATACCTTATCATCTTTGTAAAGCACTTGAAAAGAACCTTCGCCTAATAGTTTTAAATCTAATACAACCTTTTTTAAACAAGTGTTGCTTATAATAGATCGCATTGCAGCATACTCGTTTGTTTTAGTGTTGCTATCTAAAGCATCTAACCCTTTACCGTATATCATATTAGATACACCGTTAATAATAGCGTTGTTAGTTGTTGAATTAGTATAAAGTTGTATTAAATAAGAATAGTAGTCATTATCCTCACCGTAGTTAACCCAATCTTTTTGTTTATCCTCACTTATTTTAGGTCGGTTGTAAGAAGCTAAATTTACTATGTGTAAGTTATCCATTATATTGTGATAAATTCGTTTGTAGTGCTATTAGAAGTGTACTCACCTTCGTTTATTGTGTAAGCTGGTAAATCTGTTTGGTTTGTACAGTATATTTTATCTAAAAATACAACTGAACTACCTGAAAGTATTTTAAGTGTGTAATAAATATCTTGTTTTACAGGAAATACAGCATTATATCTATTGAAGTATAAGTTTTGTGATATACTTGTTGTTGCTTGATTGTACACTTCTTTGTTTTGCGTTTCATCTGTTATTTTTACCGTGTAAGATGCGTTTGCAGTAAATTCTCTTGGTATAAAATCAATATTTTGTGCTGATCCGCTTTCTTGTAATACTATCATATATATACAATAAAAAAGTATGAAATTTGTTATTATTAAAGCAATAAAAAAGGGTAACATTTCTGCTACCCCTTAATTTACCAAATAAAAACCCTATTAAGAATTTGTACCTTGTGTTACAGTTACAGTTCCTGATAAACCACCAAAAGGGTTAGCTTCTGTAGCACCCTCTAAAAAGTTAGCAGGTACTTGCTCTTGTGCAGCAAATGTAAGTGTATAACCACTTAAATCTCCCATTGCACCACCTGTCGTAATTGTACCACCTGTTACATCACATCCGTGTTCTGCACCCATTAAAAAAGCATTACCGTTATAGTCTTGCACCACGATATGTGGTCTACCATAACTCATTAGCTTTAATTCTTTGTGGTCTTGTACAGTTAATTTCTTTAAAGTAAGGTTTAACGCTTGTTCAAAGAAAGTTGTACCATTTTCTCTTGAAGAAGTAATTGTTTGTTCAAACGTACTATTACCTTTCAATTCATATTTAAATACTGTTACAGCACCTAAATCATCTATTACATCTGTATCTGTACCATCATATGCAATAGTTAAATCACCAAAGTCTGCAAAATAGACAGCTTTTATACCACCAACCGAATCTTTGCAAGGTTCTTTTCTACCTTTTGTTAAATCACAAGCCATAATCGTTAAAAATTTTTTTTTAACTTACTAAAAATCAATAAGTTATTGTTATTTTATATTAAAAAAGGTGAGTAGGCACTATTGGCTTACCCACCTAATTTATTGGTTAATTATCTATTAAGAATAAAGTACGATATCGCTACCGATGCCATATTGAACACCAGCTGTAAATCTCATTACTACTCTTACGTTTTGTGAACCATCTATATCAGCCATATCAATTACTTTTACTTCGTTATGGTCTGCTAAAAGACCTGTTCCAAAGAATAAGTTTGATTTTTCTGCTGCTACCATTTTGTTGTCCGATAATCCATTTGCTACAGCAATTTTGATACCATCAAAAGAAAGTCCACCACCGTTGTACCATTGTGTACCTTTATCATCTGTACCTGCTGCACCAAGATTACTTGCAAATCCACCTAATGCTCTTACATATGCTCTTGCTACGTTTTGTGAAACATAAATAAACATATCCTCTGAAGTATAGAGCGAAGAACCGATTGCATCAACTACGAGTCCTATTTTTGATATTACATTTGAAGAATCTACAGCTGCTCCACCACCTACATCAGTAACATCAGCATCAGCTAAAAGTAATTCAGTAAATCCGCCAAATTGCCCTGCTGTTGCAGCAGCACCATTCCAAATAGACTGCTCTGTACGTTGTGCTACTTTAGAAGCTACGTGTCCAATTAGAAAGTCAGCAAATGAAGGAGGTAAACTATCAAAAGCACTATATCCCATTTGTACAGCTTCCCAATCGTTGTGAAAGTCTGCTTTACATAGTTGTAGATTTACTTGCTGAAAATCAGGTTGTAAAATACGTTCTGTAAGTGTTAAAGTTGAAGTAGGATCAAAATCACAAGTAGCATCTTTTACGATATCATCACTTGATACTTTTTTAATCACTTCTTTAAATTTAATGTTTGGCTTAATGGTAATT